GGCGCAAAATCGCGCTGTGGTTCCGATGGCTGTCGGCGCACGATATCGATACCCGTTCGCCGGAGCGTCAGCACGTCTTGGTGTACAAGCAGCAGCTGCAAGCCGACGGCAAGAGCGTCTATACCGTGAACAGCCTCGTTACGATCCTCAAGCTGTTTTACGGCTTCTGCGAGCGACAGGGCTACTACGACAATATCGCTGCCGGGATCCGCAGCAGCAAACGCCATACGGAGTACAGCAAACTGCCGCTGACGGCGGAGCAGGCGTTCCGGCTGTTGGACAGCATCGATACCTCGACCGCCATCGGACGCCGCGACCGACTGATGATTTCGCTGATGCTCTTCAACGGGCTTCGCACATGCGAGGCGGAGCGTATCGACATCGGCGACTTCGCCGAGCGCGAGGGGCAACCGATCCTCCGTATCCAGCGCAAGGGACGCACGGATAAGAACGAGATCGTCGTGCTGCATCCCAATACGGTCATGTGGCTGGAGGAGTATATCGCCGATAGGAACCTCAACAGCGACACTCCGCTCTTCGTATCCCACAAGGCGCAATGCGACAACCGGCTCGTGCGACAGACGATCGGGCGGATCATCAAACAACGCCTCGCCCGCATCGGCATTTCGCATCCGAAGATTTCGGCGCATTCGCTGCGGCACACGTTCGGAGCGCTGATGGTCGAACAAGGCATAGATATCGAGACGATCAAGGATATGATGGGACACTCCGATACGAAGACCACGCGCATCTATATCGAGATGGCGCAGCAGCGACGGCTGCTCCATCACTCGCCGTCGATGACCATAGGCGATGCGATATTGAACAGCGGCGGCAAACCGCACCGATGATTGAAGTACAGTGAATTAATGAATTATGCTATATGTTTAACGGACAAAACTTTGCGACTTTCCGTAACTCGCTGAAACCCGACAGTGGGTATCAAAGAGTTGCGTGATCGAGGTACGCTCCCGACCGAAGACGGGGAGGGGTCGAAAATCCTTCGGACCCTGCGAAAAGCAATCGCGCCCCAAGTCTTCTGTACGCGCGTGCAGAATCGAAGGAAACGGAAAATCCGTATTGCGAGAATAAAATGCTCTTTGAAATATCGAACGGAATCAACACTCGATTTTGAAATAGTCGAGTACTGCTTTGTAGTTGTCTTGCGCTGTCAGACAAGTGTCTGTCAGATACTCCCGAACTTCCGGCCAGCGTTGCAGACCGCGATAGTAGAACATCTTCAGGTCGTCCGTGATGATGAACGGCACGATGCCGTTGGCCAGACACTCCTTGAACATCACGAGCCGCCCGACACGTCCGTTGCCGTCCTGAAACGGGTGGATCGTCTCGAAGCGCTGGTGCAGATCGAGGATATCCGCCAACGATTTCTGCCGCTTGGCATTGTACTCGGCAAGGAGCGCTTTCATCTTCCGGCCTACGAGTTCGGGTGCGGTAGTTTCGTTGCCGCCTACTTCGTTGGGCAGGCGTTTGTAGGCACCCACGGCGAACCACTCCTTGCGGCTGTCGGATGTTCCCGACTTGAGTAGGGCGTGCAGCTCCTTGATAAGCGACTCGGTCAGCCGCTCCTCGGCACGGTCGATCACGAGGTCGATACAGCGGAAGTGGTTCGTCGTCTCGATAATGTCGTCTACACGGACGCTTTCGCCCTCGATACCGACGGTGTTCGTTTCGAAGATATAGCGCGTCTGGTCGTGCGTCAGTCGGCTGCCTTCGATGTGGTTGGAGTTGTAGGTCAGATCGATCTGCGTCTTGTGGTAAATGCCGCCTTTGAGCTGCATTCCCTTTTGTTCGCGCAGGGCGGTCAGCAGCGGCGACAGTTTCGAGCGGCGACGTTTGCGTGCGGGTAAAGCGGCATCGGCGGGAATGTTCCATGTTTTTCCCGTGAGGAACGCGTCCTCGATTTTACCTTCGGCGCAATAGTTACGCGCCGTGCGCTCCGAAATGCCGTATTTCTCGGCGAATGCGACTACTGAAATATACTCCATATGTTTCGGTTATCGGCAAGTATGATTCCGATTTCGATGCCAAAGATAGCAATATTTGCCGGTATCGGCAAATTATAAATAGAATTTTTATTTGGATAATGCAATGTTAAAATGACGAAAGGACGCAAGAAAATACCTGATGAACTGAAATCCTTACGGGGTACGGACCAGCCGTGCCGGATGACCGGTGACGCCATTCCTGCCGGAACTGCCGTCGCAGCATTGCCGCGCTCCGGACTGAAAGGTACGGCAAAGAAGGTGTTCGAGGTCGTGGCGACGGAGTTGATCCACAAATGCCTGTTGGACGTCGTCGGCGTAGACCTGGTCGTCGCCTACGCTCGCGAGATGGGACTGTACCACGACATGATGCGTGAAACCGAAAAGGAGGGATACACCATCGAAGTGATGACGAAACACGGTACGGCGACGATCGTCAACCCCAAGCGCAAGGTCGCGGAATCGGCGCTCGCCAACGCCAAGGCGCTGGCTGCCGAGTTCGGATTGACGCCTGCCAGTCGCAGCCGCGTGGCGGCTTTGCTTTCGGATAATACACCGAAAGACGACTTCGCCGAGTTCGAGGAGATAAAGTAGATTATCGCAATATGGCTGCCGTTAAGAAATATCCCGCCGAACTTTATGCCGAGCAGGTGCGCTCCGGCGAGATTCTCGTCTGCGAGTATGTCCGCCTCGCCGTCGAGCGTTACTACGCCGATCTCGACCGTGCGCTCGACAAAGGCTGGTATTTCGATAAGAAAGCCGCAATGCGCGCTATCCGCTTCATCGAAAAACTCAAACATACCAAGGGCGAGTGGGCGGGACAGCGGTTCCGGCTGGAGCCGTGGCAGCAGTTCGTGCTGTGGAATATCTTCGGGTGGAAGAATGCCGACGGCACGCGCCGCTTCCGATACGCTTATATCGAGATCGCCCGCAAGAACGGCAAAACCGCACTGTCTGCCGGCATCGGGCTGTATATGCTCTTCGCCGATGGCGAGAGCCGCCCGGAGGTTTACTCGGCCGCGACGGTCAAGGATCAGGCGAAGATATGCTTTTCGGATGCTGTGGAGATCGTCAAGGCGACCGATCTGAAAAACTACCTTACGCCATACCGCAACTCGATCGTCTATGAACTCAAAGGCGGTACGATGAAGCCTCTCTCATCCGATTATGGCACGCACGACGGTCTGAACCCGAGTTGCGGCATCATCGACGAGTTCCACGCCCACAAGGACAGCGGAATGTTCGACGTCATCAAGTCTGCTTTCGGCGCACGGCGGCAACCGCTGATGTTCATCATCACGACGGCGGGCTTCGACAAGTCGGGAGTCTGCTATGCCTATCGGGAGAACGTCATCAAAGTGCTGCGCGGCGTGAACGAGGACGATTCGTTGTTCGGCATCATCTACACGCTCGACGATAAATCGGAGTGGGACGACCCGAGGATGTGGATCAAGGCCAATCCCAACCTCGGCGTGAGTTTGAGCGCCGACTACCTCGCCGACCAAGTAAAAGACGCCAAGAACCGTCCCGAAGCCGTCCGCAACGTGATGACGAAGAACGTCGATCTGTGGGTCGATGCCGAGCGGACGTGGATACTCGACGACGTTTGGCAAAAGTGCATCGGTACGACCGCTCTTGCCGCCCTGAAAGGCTGCGCCTGCTGGGGCGGTTTGGACCTCTCGAACGTGTCGGACATTACGGCCTACGTGCTGCTCTTCCACGAGAACGACCGTTTCCAGTTGCTGCCTCACTTTTGGATTCCCGAAGAGAAGATGCTTGAAAAGATCCGCAAGGAGAATATCAACTACGACAAGTGGGCGGCAGAAGGATATGTAACCGTTACGCCGGGCAATGTCATCGATTACGACTTCGTCAAGGCGGATATCCTGCGTATCGTGGCCGATTACGACCTGCGGACATCGGCTTACGACCGCTGGAACTCTTCGCAGACGATCATCGACTTGCAGAACGAGGGTATGGAGTGCAACCCCTTCGGACAGGGCTACGGCTCGATGTCGGCACCGACCAAGGAGTTCGAGAAACTGGTGCTGACCGGGAAGATCGAACACTTCGGCAATCCGGTCCTGCGGTGGATGCTCGCATCGACGCTTGTCAAGACCGATCCTGCGGGCAACATCAAACCCGATAAGGAGAAATCGACGCAGAAGATCGACGGCATCGTAGCCTCGATCATGGCACTCGGAGAGTGGATGACCGCACAGGCCAACGACGAGAGCAACCCGTATGAAAACAGAGGATTATTGACCTTATAACACGATACGATTATGAGCAGCAGAAAAATGAATAGAAAACAATACAAGCGTTATCACTCGCCGGTCATCGCCGCCGAGCGCGAGAAAGTCGAGGCGGAACTGTCGGCGATGAATCCCCTCGAACCCGAAGTGCGGCATTTCCTCTCGTTCGAGGGCTTCGCGGAGCTCTACCTCCGTATGCGCGACCTCTATCCGACGCAGTTGGAGGCTTACGAACGGTTGGAGGATTTCTACATCACCATCACCGGCAAGCGCAGATACTCCGAATTCAGTTCATTCAGGAGGGTGTTGAATAGGATGTCAAATAGATTGGGGAATTAATCTCTTCATTGATGACAATGACGGATTGTTTGCACGATACACTAAGTCCCGATAATTTTGTTCTCCGGCTATTTGTGCTTCCGACTTACCTTGTGGATTGGCAATTTTAGCTTTCAGGTTGTCGGTGATGTCGATATAATTATTGCCGACTTTTGCACCGGTAATTTCAGGATGATTGGTTCGGTAAGTCGTTTTAGTATGGCTGATCGTGTATCCGTCGTGTCGAATGATATCGAGAATCTCCGGTATCAGCTCCTGAAAGTCGGAAGGGCCGGAGATGGTCATATCGTCTACATAAGTGGAGAATTTTAATCCGTGTTGCTTGCAATAATCGGCAAGGATATTTCCGGTCTTGGTGAAAACAAGATTAGCAACCAAAGATGAAGTCGGTGCACCTTGCGGAATATGCCCCTTATACGTCGTCAAGCGTGTCAATATCGAAGCGACATCCGGAGAAAATCCGAATCGCACAAACATTCGATAGACTTCTTTGCTGGGGATAGATGGGAAAAAACCTCGAAGATCGGTTTGAAAGATATATTTATTGCCTTGATGAAACCGGGCATTCATCACGCAACTGCGACCTTTTGTGGAGCCGAAAGCATACGGTACAGGCGTAATTTTACTATTCAGTAAACCGCAAATTTTCTTTTGGACTATTTTGAGCGTTCTGATGCTGGGATTGATAACGCGAACTTCGGGGGTTCCGAATTTCGTATATTTCAACTCTCCTTTTTTGTTCCGCTTCTTCTTTTCATATTCGTAGTAATAGGCATTCATATCAGCGAGAATGGTTGTTATCTCGCCCTGCTTGATACCTATGGCACGACATAACGATTTAGGGTTACTTATCATCGTTGAAGAAAGTGTCTAATAATGATTTGACGGAAGGAGATATCATGCTGTAAATCTCGCGTTTATTTTCTGGGATATCCTCGTTTTCAACTGCCATGAATAATAATACAGGCAAAGGAATGGCGAGATTTTCGGCAATCGATTTTATAGTTTGGATGGTTGGTTCTTTCTGATTATTCTCGATCTGCGAAAGATACGTTTGTGTGATGTTGCTCAACTCGGCAAGTTGAGTTTGCGTAATCTTCTTTCGCTTGCGTATATCCTTTATGACCGAACCAATTTTCATATCTTTAAATTAAGGGGGTGGAGCGTTAAATCAGGTCTTTGAATTTGTCCAAAACCTCGAATAGCAACAAGAGCCATTTGGTTACTTTCTCTATTGGACCAAGAACATCTGCGTTGTCAGATTGCATCTGTCTCAGTTCAGTGAGGCATGACTTCAAAAGAACTTCATCTTCGCCGGTAAGTGGATAACGGCCCTTTGAGAGCAGATCTTCGATACCTTGTATCAAATCTGCAGGTTTTTGATTTTTTTTCATGTTTAAAACATTTAAGTGGAGCGACATTGCTCCTGCTGCCTAAACAATTAGCCCACACTTAAAGTCCATAAACGTTATCCCGTATCCACCCCCGTTTGCTGCTGCGAAACCCAATGCGATAATCGTATTGCATACGATTATCGCATAAAATGCAACTTCTCTGCTTATAGCACCACACAGCTCGACGTTTAGAAACCGTATGTCTCCGTTTCGCGTCGTGTCATTCGTAAGCTCTGGGGTCATCGTTCAATCTTATAGAAGAGAGAAGAAGAGACGAACAAAGCCGTGCCGCCGCCGAGTACCATTCGTAAATAAATGGCGTACAGAACTTAATCTGCTTCAGGCATCTGGATTTAAGTCTGGAAAACAAAAACCTCTCAAAGAACTACGATGCAAAGATATGTATTATTACTCAAAGTTAATAATTATTTAGTAAATATTTTTTAGATAAGTTGTAATATATTGATTTACAGAATATAATTAGGCAGCCTTGCAGAAGTGATTGTATTAGGACTTTGTCTTGCTAATATTTCAACTCATTACATTAAGTTTGCCGCAAAGCAAGTTTGATGAAGTGGTTTTCATTTTTGCATAGGGGCGAGCGGCGCGACATTTCATCGGCCGAGTTCGAGGCGGCGGTGAATAAAGTCATTACCGCCGACACGGTCGCCGATGCCACGCACCAGCCGTATATCACCGAGGAGGGAGCATTGAATCTCACGGCAGTTTGGGCTTGCGTGCGAATCCTTTCAGAGACGGTCGGAACGCTTCCTTTGCATCTCTATCGCCGTACTGCTCGCGGTCGCGAGCGACAGTACGACCACCTCTGCCACCGACTCGTGCAGGCTCCTAACTCCTATTCCACACGTTTCGACCTGATGCACCATCTGATGGTTTCGTGCGCTTTGTGGGGCAACGGCTATGCCCGCATCTTTCGGGACAAACGCTACCGCCCTGTTCGGCTGAAGTTCATCCATCCTGCCCGTATCGAGCCGATCCTTACCGACAACGATGAACTCTTCTATCGATCGGATACGGGCGAACTGTTCCCGAACGAGGACGTCATCCACCTGCGCGGGCTATCGACCAATGGCTACAAGGGCAAAAGTCCGATCTCCGTCCATCGCGACAACCTCGCACTCTCCGTCTCGGCACAACTCTACGGCAAACGTTTTTTCGATCAGGGCGGCAATATGTCGGGCGTCTTCAAATATCCCTCGACGCTCAAGCCCGAAGCCTACCAGCGTCTCAAGAAAGACCTCATCGCCCAATCAGTCGGTTTGCACAACGCCCACGTCCCGCTGCTGTTGGAGGGCGGTATGACCTACGAACGCATCTCTATTCCTCCCGAAGATGCACAGTTCATCGCCACGCGCAAGTTCCAAAAGACCGAGATCGCCACCATCTACGGCATTCCGCCGCATATGATCGCTGATCTGGAGCGTGCCACGAATAACAACATCGAGCATCAGGGTATGGAGTTCGTGCAGTATTGCCTGATGCCGTACCTCGTCCGCATCGAGGAGGAGTTCAACCGCAAACTGCTACGCGAGGACGAGTTCGGGGAGTATTACTTCCTCTTCGGCCTGAACGGACTGCTGCGCGGCGATGCCAAGACCCGCTCGGAATACTACAAGAATATGAATATCGTCGGCGCGATGTCTGCCAACGAGATCCGCTCCCTCGAAGATATGAACTCTTACGATGGCGGCGACGAATACTTCGTACAAATGAACATGCAGCCGGTAACGACTGCCGTAAAACCTGAAACGAATGGAACCGAATAATGAAATAGAGATCCGGAGTCTTATCGGCGATCTGCATATAGAAAGCCGCGAGGAGGGAACCGTCAGCCGGACGATCGTCGGCTATGCCGCGAAGTTCGAGAGTTGGAGCGACCCTATTATGGGGTGGTTCCGGGAGAAGATCGCACGGGGCGCATTCGACGGGTGCGACCTGTCGGACGTCATCATGTGCTTCAACCACAACACCGATTCGATCCTCGCACGCACGACGAGCGGTACGCTGCGATTGGAGGTAGACGACGTCGGTCTGCGCTTCGCGTTCGAGGCTCCGAATACGACTTCGGGGAGCGATATGCTGGAGCTGGTACGCCGGGGCGACGTCTCGAAATGTTCGTTCCGCTTCGGCGTCGAGCAGGACGAGTGGCAGTATGCCGATGAGCAGAACGGTCTCGCGATGGACGAGCGGACGATCCTTAAATTTTCGCGTGTGGTGGATGTGTCGCTCGTGGTATTTCCCGCCTATCCCGAAACCGAAGCCTCGGTGCGGCATCTCGAAGAGCGGAAAGCCGAGTATCTGCGCTCGTTACAGGATGACGCTCTGGTAGAAGAAATATTCGCGGAGTCTACTGCGCCGCAACCCGACAATAACGATACGACGGCACGATGCCTGTCGCGGGATCGACTTGTGAGAGTCATGAGGCTCAAACACTGACACCTCACGAAATACACCTCAAGATTCCACCTGGCTCCGGAGCCTGCTATACGGCGAGGCGGCGGTTTCTTTGTTTGTAAATAGGAGACAATTTTGAAGTTGTCACTATGCTATAATTTGATTTACTACAGAGTTTATGCCTGACAAATTTTTAGCATCATAAAACGATATTAGCGTTTTAGAGTCAGATGTGTTGATGGCATAAATATTAGGTACTTTTAATTTTTTGATGTACTGACTTTGCCATCGCGGGTACCCCCCATTCATATTGTTGGCAAGTCGTGATAATTGAGATACAACGAAATCAGACATCAAAAAAGCACTCAATATCTTGAGGTTATCAATATCGCCTCCAGTGATATAATATAAATTATGATGAGGGTAAAAATGACCTGCATCAATCATAATTTGGTTATTGGCAGAGATATCCGGTAATAATATTTTTGGTTGCGACAACAGGTGTTTATATACTTTATCAATTGTCCGATACCAATAAGATGGATTTTTCTGGGATACATGCCTGCTTTGCAACCTTTCTTTATGAAGTTCCATATATGCATGCGCTTTGGGGTACATCGAAAGGTCTATGATATTACCGTCTTCATCAAAAGGATTGAATAGATAATTGCCGCCCCATTTGAGATTATTGTTTCTAATATCTCTTGATGTGAGAATCGGAAGCAACAATTCTTTTTCTACTGAATCAATTAAATGTTTCCCAATAAAGATTTTATCGGCACCTGTAGCAACACCGATACCTATTTTGAAACCGAGATCTTCAATAGAGGTTAACTTAAGATGATTTGAAACAACATTAAACGTATCGCTCCAATCTCCATTATGAGGCATCTTATGTTCTCCATCGAATTCATGAGGTAGTGTTAACGAATTTAAACTCTCGATATCAATATATTTGAAAGAATTTCCTGCTGGTTTATTAGCAATAAGGCTTATCGCGGGGTATGCAATCACTTCTTCTTGGAAAGGATTAACTTTTTCCAAGTTTACAATTACCTGAAGGTCGAAAGATGAAGAAATCATATTCCGCAGGTTGTAACCATATTGGTTTTTTAGCCATCGATTGGAACAAATAAAGCAATGCTTCCCGTTCGGTCTTAAAAGACTCAAAGACTTTTCAAAGAATGGAATATATAAATCAGCCCTATGTTTAAAAGTAAAAAATAGGTGGCGATATGTTTCTTTTTTGCACTCCGGAATTTGCTCTTGGCGTACATATGGAGGATTGCCAATTATTAAATCGGCTTTCTTTACATCGGCCAATAGGAAATCTTCGTGTCTGAATATATCCTCGCCTAATTCTATTGTTGAGTTGAACGTATGTATTTTATGGATACATTTTTCAATCTTTACTTTGTCGATATCAAAGCAAACCAAACAGCGCTTTATCGCTTCGTTTAAACTAAACTTGTATTTTTCGGCAGATTGAGATAATCGAGAAATAATCTCCAAGACAAACTCGCCTTCTCCACAAGAAGGTTCTATAACGGTAATAGAGGATAAATCACGATCGGAGGTATATTCGGACAAGTCCAGCATATACTTCACTATATCCGGTGATGTAAACACATCTCCGTGTTTTTTACCATTTGATCTATTCCCGTACATCCTATTTAAATTCGTTAGCAACGCCCTGTAGATGCCCTGCAAATGCAGCCAGAAATGTATTTATTGAAATATCCTCTGCTGCGTCTCCATATGTATTAGAGTCTGATGTCCAAAGTAAAGCGGCAGATGTGTAATGTCGTTCCAAAATTAATTTTTTGCATAAGATGGAGTATCTGTCAAGATATGACGTGTTTTTGAATTCGTCCAATACTCCAAAATGAGGTTCAGCAACCCTGACTATTGATGTTGACTTTGCGCAACGCTCAACGGTCATTAAGTAACCCACCCACGGCGCATTCTGATTTGGAAATACATTCTCTCGAAATGCAGTCCAAAGATCAACGGCTGAGCCTAATGCTTCTTCTGTCCTATTATTGAAATTATTTCCAAACGAACCTACTTGGGATTTGAACTCAATAACAGCTATTAATTTCTTGGTAGGAGAAATGATTAAAAAGTCCCAATCTTTTGTCGGTCTGAAATATCCTGGCAACTGATTGCTACGAGTATAAATACACTCTTGGGGAATTCCTGAATCCAATGCAACTCTTGTAAGGAGGGCAACAAAACCATCCATTTGTTTACCTCCGGTTACAGCTCCACGATTACCAGCATCTTGAACTTCTCGATTAATTTGATCATTCAACTGCTTATTCCTTGTATCCCAGAAATATGCAATTGCATTTCGAATTAAATCGACGTAGTTCTCTATTTTGAAAGCCATATCTACCCAATATATTTATTGACGTTACAAATATACAAAAACCTAACGAGAAAACAACTTTTATTCATTCGTGACAAAGTTTCCCTTTCGAGGCTGTTCTGTGGATTAAGTTTGCTCCCGAACGAATCAATAACGAGATTTATGAGCAAACTGAAAACCCTTAAAGAGAGTCGCGCTGCCGTGTTCGCAAAGATCGACGAGTTGCGTACCGCGACCGACGGTCGCGAGATGACCTTCGAGGAGCAGGAGCGGTGGAACACGCTGCTTGCGGAGTACGAGCAGGCCGACCGCGCCGTCGAAGCCGAAGAGCGCTACGTCGATATCGAGCGCCGGCAGGCCGAGCAGGAGTATGCCCGACAGACTTCCGGCGAGCAGTCCGACGAACGTCGCGCCGAGGAGTACCGCACCGCTTTCCGCGACTACCTGCTGCGCGGCGCTGCGGATATTTCGCCCGAACACCGGACACTCTTCGAGCAGCGCGCCGGCATCACGGGTTTGTCGGGCGGCGTGATCGTCCCTTCGTCGCTGGCCGACAGCATCGAGGTCGCGCTGAAAGCTTACGGCGGAATGTTCGAGGCGGGTTCCATTCTCACCACGAGCAAAGGCGGCGACCTGATTATGCCGACGGTGAACGATACCGATGCGAAGGCTACGGTCGTTGCCGAGTACCAGCAGTCGACCAAGTCCGCACCGTCGTTCGGCTCCGAAACGCTCAAAGCCTATACCTACCGCACGCCCATCGTCCCCGTGTCGTTGGAACTGTTGCAGGACTCGGCATTCGACCTCGAATCGCTGCTTTCGGGTCTGTTGGCAGAGTCGTTCGGGCGGGGTATCAACTACGACCTCACGCGCGGCGATGGCAAGGGCAAACCCAAGGGCATCGTCGAGTGGGCGCACGCCTGTGCCGTCAGTCCCTCGGGCAACGGGATTTCGCTCGACGCACTGATCGAGCTCGTCAAGGGCGTGGATTCTTCCTATGCCCGACACGGGCGGTTCATGTTCAACCGCAATACGCTCTACTCGCTCGTCAAGATCAAGGATACGACGGGGCGCTACATCTGGCAGGAGGGTGCGAAGGACGGTACACCGCCGACCTTGTTCGGCAAGGCGTATATCCTGAACGACGACCTCGACGATGCCGCAGCGGGTAAGACCTCGGTGCTGTTCGGCGACTTCTCGAAGTTCAAGATCCGTATGGTTCGCTCGTTCCGCGTGATCCGCCTGAACGAGCTACTCGCCGAGTACCTTTCGATCGGGCTGTTCGGCTTCGCCCGCACGGACGGCATCCTGTTGGACGCCGGTACGCACCCCGTTCACAAGTTGGTGCATAAATCGGCGTAAGGTATGAAGGAAATCGAGATGCGGGAGCCGCCGATCGCGCTGGAACTCGCCAAGCAGCACCTGCGGGTAGGCAGCGCCGCTCATGACGATACTTTGATCGCTGCGAAACTCGACATGGCCGTTGCCGTGGCGGAGGATATGACCGGACGGATCATTCGGGAGAAGAGGGTACGGTTCGACGTATCGATTCCCGCCGATGCTCCCATTGTCCGCCTGCCCGTCCCTACGACGCGTATCGAGCGGCTCTCCGTTTCTCGAACCATCATTCCCGAATCCGATTACACGCTCTTGAAGGACGACTACGACCCGATGCTGATTGCCGAGCCGCAGTACGGCGGACAGACCGCAACGGTTACGGCCGTCGTCGGCTACGATCGCGATAATATACCTCCGGCAATCAAGGCGGCTATTCTGCTGATCTTGGGTACGCTCTACGACAACGAATCGGACAACCTCGTCGGCCGCTCCGTCTCGGAACTGTCGCTCACGGCCGAGAAACTCCTGCTTCCGTGGCGGGTAACCCCTTACGGCGATGTTTGACACGCGAATCGAGATCCTCGAATACACTGAGGAGCGGGACGAGTACAACGACCTCACGAAATCGCTCCGGCGCGTCGCCGTCTGCTACGCCCAGCGTACCGAGAACGGCGGTCGGGAGAACCTCTACGCCGGACGCATCGTCCACGAGAACGAAACGGTCTACACGATCCGTTGGCAACCCGACCTGCGTTCCGATATGGTCGTGCGCGACGAGGGGTTCTTGCGGAAGATAATTTCGATCCACGAGGAGGGACGCCGATGGCGCCTGCACCTCAAATGTCGGAAGAGCGATGCTGACGATCGAGGTTGAAGGTTATGCCGCAGCCAAGCGGATTCTGGACGAGCTGCCGAACACGATGCAGAAGCGGATGCAGCTCGCAGCTCTGCGCGCTTCGGCCAAACCGATGTTGCAATCGGCACGAAGCAAGGTTCCCGTCCGCACGGGCAAGCTGAAGAAGCAGCTGCGCACAGTGCGCTACAAGGACCGCAACACCTCGAAGTCGGAGGTGGCCATCGCCGTGAAGCCGGTCTTCGAACGCACGAAGAAGAAAGGCGCCGTGAACGAATACTACGGCAAGTTCATCCACGAGGGGACTGCTGATCCGCGCACCTCGAAAAAGGGCAAACTGTTGGTCTTCGACGATGCGCAGGGCAAAAAGATCTTCGTCCGCAGCGTAAAGGGCATCCGGCCGACGCCTTATTTGGAGCAGGCTTATACGGAGAACTCCGAACGCACGGCGACGATCTTCGGCGACGAGTTGGCTGCGGCGGTCGAGAAGTTCGTGAATAAAAACTTCGCACCGGTATCGAAATGACGGATTTCAAGAAGCAAATGCTCGCGCTTTTGGAGCGTGAGATTCCCGAATTGGCGGATAGGATCCAAGCCGGTGCGGTCGATGCCCGGACGCCTGCGCCTTTCGCCGCATTCTCCGTTCCGGAGGAGACGCCCGTAAGGACGCTGCACGGCATCGCCGGCTATCGGACGATGTTCGAGGTCGCGGTCTACGACAGCAAGTTCTCCGGTGCGGAACGTCTCAAGCATCGCGTGATCGCCGCCTTGGAGGGTGCGGAGTTCGACGGCAAACGCAACCGCTTCGTCTCTTCGGCGACGGAATACTACGCGGACTACGACCTGCATGGCGCGACGATGTCATTCAGAATCATATAACGACAAAACGATAACTTATGCCTGAAACTTACGGAAACAAACAGGTCGTCCAAGGCGAGGACATCATCCTCTTGGTGGACGATAAGACGACGCTCCACGCCACGACGCACACGCTGAAGGTGGACTTGGAGATGAAGGAGCTGCGCACGAAGGATACCGACGGCAAGGAGAAATGGCCGGGCGATGTATCGTGGTCGGTGGACGGCGACGGACTGGTGGTCATCGACGATTCGATCGAGAACAGCCATACCGCCGAGGAGGTCCTCGACCTGGTACTTCGGAAGAAACTCGTCGAGGTGGTCGTCAAGTCGCCGCTCACGGGACTCGCGAAGATGTACACGGGCAAAGCCTACATCACGACCTTTTCGCTCTCGACGCCTGCGGGCGACAATGCCTCTTACAGTTATTCGCTTACCGGCAGCGGCAACCTGATGCCGGCAGGCAAACCTGAATCTTGACCGCAATGAAAGAGATCATCATTCAAGGCACGCCGCATCCGATCCACTTCGGATTGCGCGCCATCGACGAATTCGTCAAGCAGCGCGGTGCGGAGTTCGGGCAGACTGTCGCTTCGACCGATGCCCTCGGATCGTTGGACAGCATCGTCGCGCTGACCGCTATGGGACTCAACGAAGGCGCACGACGTGCCGGCAGCGACCGCCGCTACATCGAAGACGAGGTGTGGGACATCTTCGACGAGGAACCGTCGCTCATTCTCGCTGTCTCGGAACTCTTCGTCGAGAGCATCGCGCCGCTGACGGATAAGTTGGGCGACCTCTCAAAAAACGGGAAACGCCCGACGACGGGGAGCCGCAAGCGGTAACCTACGAGCGATGGTTCGCCATCGCCGTCGGGCAGATGGGACTGGCGCCCGAAGCCTTCGAACGTCTGACGCCCGCAGAGTTCATCTACGCGTGGCTCGGTTGGGCGAAACGCGAAGGCGATAGGCAGCGGCAGGCATGGGAACGCGAGCGGTGGGCGGTATGGGTTGCGACCTGCATCCAGCTCGACCGCAAAGACCGCCGCCCGATGACCGAGATGTTCCCGCTGCCGTGGGAGGGACCGACGGCTCCCGCAAAACAAGAACCGACCATGCAGGAACGCATGGAACGAATCGAAGAAATGAAACGATGTATCCGAAAATAACCCTGATTATCCTGACGATCGCCGCTGCCGGCTGCTCTCCGCTCCGAAGCACGCGATCCGAGCGGCACGAGACGCTCGCTATCACCGACTCAATCCTTACGATGCTGTTCCGGCAGGAGTTCGAGCGGCAGATCGGAACGCTCCGCCGGACTGTCGTGGAGTTTTATCCGCCGGCGGAATATCCGGAACCGAGCGACGATCGATTCCCGAATCCGACCGACACGCTCCGCGCCGTTCTTCCGCCGCTGAAGATTCCGGCGGCGAGTGCTTCCCGACAGTCGGTCAGGCGTATCGCCTATACCGAGGTATCGATGCAGAACGACCACACGATCCTTACCGACAGCATTTCGCATAGCCGCATCAACACGGCAGCCCGCAACGACGTGCAGGAGCAGACCGACGAGCAACCATCTTCCGGTGTCGTGTGGCTCAAGTGGGCGACGGTACTCGTCGCACTGACGCTTCTGTTGCTCTTATTCTTAAAACTCCGATAACCGAACCCTTATGGCCAGACTGAAAACTCCGATTTCATACTATGGCGGCAAGCAAATGCTTCTGAAGCATATCCTGCCGCTGATTCCCGAACATACGCTCTACACGGAAGCCTTCTGCGGCGGCTGTGCCGTGCTGTTCGCCAAGCCGCCCGCGCAGTGCGAGGTCATCAACGACACGAACACCGAATTGGTGAACTTCTACCGCGTGGCGCAGACCCAGTATGCGGCACTCAAGGCGATGATCGACGCGACGCTCCACAGCCGCGAGATACATGCGCACGCACGGCATATCAACGAGCATCCGTCGTTCTTCACGCCCGTCGAGCGGGCTTGGGCGGTATGGGTCTGCACGAAGTTGGGCTTCGCCTCGATGATCGACGGGACGTTCGGCTACGACCGCAGCGGCACGACGACGCAGAAACTGCGCAATGCGAAAGAGGCTTTCACGGAAGAGTTGTGCAGCCGCCTCGGCCGCGTTACGGTCGAGTGCGAGGACGGCATCGATGTCATCCGCCGCTACGACTGTCCCGAAGCGTTCCATTTCGTCGATCCGCCCTATGTCGGCAGCGACTGCGGACATTACAACGGCACGTTCGACGAGGAGGATTTTTCGAGGCTGCTCGACACGCTCGCGACGGTCGAAGGAAAGTTCATGCTCACGATGTTCCCGCACGAGAAGATCGAACGCCTCGCAGCCCGGCACGGCTGGACGATCCATCGGCTCGACCGTACCATCACCGCCTCGAAAGTTTCCCGCCGCCGGCAGGAGGAGTGGATTACGACGAACTACCGGCAATGATAAATCGTCGTCCGACACACGCCTCGCTCTTCAGCGGCATCGGAGGCTTCGACCTTGCGGCCGAATGGGCGGGCTTCGAAAACAAGTTCAATTGCGACACGGATCCGTTTTGCCGCCGTGTTCTCGAATACCATTTCCCTCATGCAAAACAATACACCGATATCTGCACGACAGATTTCTCTGTTTGGCGAAACCGTATCGACGTTCTCTCTGGAGGCTTCCCCTGCCAGCCGTTCAGCTCGGCAGGCAAACGACGAGGTACGGAGGACGATCGCTATCTCTGGCCGCAGATGCTGCGAGCGGTTCGGGAAATCCGACCCCGCTGGGTCGTGGGCGAAAATGTTCTCGGAATCGTTAGTTGGTCGCAAGGATTGGTATTCGAGCAGGTGTGCGCTGATTTGGAAGCTGAAGGTTACAGCGTCCAGCCGTATGTACTTCCAGCTTGCGGTGTCGATGCGCCGCACCGGCGATACCGAACATGGTTCGTCGCTCGTATTGCCGACGGTTCAAACACAAGGTCTGAAGATATGTCGAAATGGACGGATGGAGCCGCTGCCGTTGAATTTACTGCCGACGCCGACAGTCAGCGATGCGACTATCGGTTCTGTGATAAGCAGCAAGGATCGGTATGTCGCGACGTCGACCGGGATATGGCGGAAGATCGACGAACGGGGTGCGAATTGGAGCTTGGGCTTGAGCAGGATGTCTCTGTTGCATCTGCTTCCGGAACCCGAAGCGAACGAATATACTCGACCGCTCGACGGCACGAAAGCATACCGGATTGGGACGACTTCCCGACTCAACCCCCTGTTCGTCGAGGAGATGATGGGATTTCCGAACGGTTGGATCCTGCTGCCGTTTTTGCGGGACTCGACGATCGACAGAGCAGACGCCGCAGCCATGTAGTTCGATGGTGCACCGAAGCGATCAAATGTTACGGCAATGCCATCGTCCCGCAGGTGGCATACCGGATTCTGATGACGATTTACCGATATGAAAGCCGTATTGCCGAATAATGCCTTAACTCGATATGCAACCGAACACAATCTATAATACCGACGCCATCTCAGGTCTACGTTTGCTTCCCGACGAGTCGGTGGACTGCATCGTCACTTCGCCTCCGTACTGGCAGATGCGCGACTACGGTATCTGCTCGATCGTATGGCCGGACGGTTGGTCGGGACAGTTGGGGTTGGAACCTACGCGCGAGGAGTTCATCGCGCATCTGTGCATGATCTTCGACGAGTGCCGCCGCGTGCTGAAACCCTCCGGCACGCTGTGGGTGAACTTGGGCGATTCGTATAGCAAACCATACAAATACAACCGCCGACAAAATCCGAAGTGGAACGAAAATTCGAAGAACAGCGATTGCCTTATAGACATCAAGGTCGATACGGCGCGTCACCGTATTCCCTCCAAGTCGCTGTGCAATATTCCGAACAAGTTCGCCGACGAAATGATCCTGCGCGGTTGGGTGCTGCGCAACGAGATCATTTGGTACAAGCCCGCCTGTATGCCCGCCTCCGCGCGGGATCGTTTTACGGTGGACTTCGAGAAGATGTTCTTCTTTACCAAGTCGCAGCGATACTATTTCGAACAACAATTCGAACCGTATGCCGCTTCATCTTTCGACCGCTATAAAAATCCGGTAACGCTCAACGGCAAAAGCGAAAAGTATCGCTGCATCAGCGGAAAACCTCACGGACGCCTCGAGATAAATCCTCGCGGTCGCAATATGCGGTGCGTGTGGCGTGTCCCTTATGAGCCGAGCCACGAGGCGCACTATGCCATGTATCCTTCGCGATTGGTCGAGACCCCGATCGAAGCCGGATGTCCCGAAGAAGGTCTCGTTCTCGATCCCTTTATGGGCAGCGGAACGACGGCAGTCGTCGCCCGACGATTAGGACGCCATTACATCGGCTTCGAACCCAATCCGGAGTATGTCGCAATTTGCAAGAAGAGACTCGAACAGCAAACTCTCTCCCTCTGATATGATCCCGCTCACCTACGACAACCCTGCCTATATCGCTTCGTGTTCATTCGGCAAGGATTCGATCGCTACGATCCTCCTTGCCCTCGAACACGGCGAGCCGCTTGATGCCGCCGTCTTCTCGGAGGTGATGTTCGACCACCGACGCAATATCAGCGGCGAGATGCCCGAACACATCGAGTGGATCTACTCGACGGCAATCCCGCGTCTTGCCGCATTGGGCGTACGGGTCGATGTCGTCCGTTCGGAGAAAGACTATCTTACGTTATTCCATACGGTCATAGGGAGCGGTACGCATAAGGATATGCTGCGCGGCTGGCTCATCGGCGGCAAGTGCTGCGCCAACCGCGACCTCAAAATCCGGCCCATACATCGCTATTACGCCCGTTATCGAGAGCGTGGCGTCGTGCAGTACGTCGGCATCGCGGCCGACGAACCGAGACGCCTCGCGCGGATGCAGGACAAAGGGTATATCCGTAAAACGAGTCTGCTCGCCAAGTACGGGTACACCGAGGCGGATGCCCGACGCAAATGCGAAGAATACGGTCTGCTGTCGCCTCTCTACCGAACTTCGCATCGGGGCGGTTGCTGGTTTTGCCCCAACTGCCGCATTCCGGTCTTCGCCGAATTGCGCCGCCGCCATCCAGAATTGTGGCTTGAACTGCAACGGCTTTCGAAGGTCGGAAATAAGTCATCCGAAGGCTTCAAATACGGGCAGACTTTCGAGGAGATCGAGCGGAGGATGGATCTCTTCGAATACGCGCCGACGCTATTCTAAACAACTGAAAATAAATGCGATAATATCTCCCGATCGACTTGCGTGTTCTAAAAAACGATGTTATGTTTGTCATGCAATAAACAACTAAAATAGAGCGAATTATGAAAAAGACAGTCATCGTGAAAGGAGAGCGCCGCATGGTAGAATTCGAGTATCGGGTAATCGATAAATTGGTTAGTTGCCAAAAAAGCAAACGATGGGATAAGCAGTGGGGATGGCTTCCGGTCGAAACCTATTACCACGAAGCCGTTGCCATTATCGACGGTGTAGAATATCCGAGCGTCCGGCGCTGGCATACCAATGGCGGCAGGTATTCGAAACAGTTCTTTTACAACGGACATTTCTATGATTCGTATAAGAAAATGATCGAGCGCATTCTCGAATCGGCAGACGAAAGTAACTCTTGAACCTCGATGGAAGCAGATGGAAAAACAGGCTCCGTACGGAGCCTGTTTCGATCTTTCGCCACAAGCGTAAATAACTGAAAATAAATATGATAATAGTCGCTGAATAACTTGCGTGTTCCGAATAACGATGTTATGTTTGCGGTACGATAAACAACTGAATAATAAACGACTAAAACATTCGAACATGACAAGTGCACAGGCAAAACAGATCGCATCGAACTATATGCGACAGCAGAGCGATTACGTATTTTCGGAGGTAGCGGTTAAAAGCCTCGCTCCGGCGAACGGACCAGTTAAGGTGTGGCTTACCACCGAAGACGACTACGGGGACGAATTGATCGTCGAGGTCGAGATGAACCCGCAGTCGAATGAGATCCGCTGGAAGAAGATCTGCAACACGGGACGCTTATCCGAATATCTGAAGCCGGCTACTCGGATCGATAAACTTTCGGCGGGCCAACGCTTCCGGCTGCAAGGCGACTGCGTGGTTTATGAGTTCGTGGACAATGTAAAGGACCGCAGCAGTATTCCCTATATCATCCGACGGGCGGACCGATCCGGTTGCGTATTGAGAGTCGGATGGCAGGAAGTTTTTCCTATCGAGTAACCGATAACCGCGCACCTTGCCGAAAGGCAGGTGCGCATAAAACGATACGACGATGAAATTCCGCCGAACGAAAACCGGAACTTACACGATGGCAGGTATTACCGCAACTCAATATCGCGCCCTTGCTGCCGTGCTTACTACCGCCGACGAGCGTTGCTTCGGCGAGCAGGACGAGGACGGCAACTATTACAGCAACGACGATTTCGTCTGCTCGCTCGATGGCGATGAACGCGAGGTTTTGCGACAGGTGTGCGACGCACTTCGATAACGTGTAAGATATTGAAAATAAATGCAATAATAATTGCAGAAAGACTTGCGTGTCCCGAATTATGATGCCATCTTTGCAGTGCAATAAACAATTGAACTGCAATCTATTAAACGACTCGATTATGAATACGGCGAATCGGAAAAGAACGGAGATCGACGCCGAACTCGACCGGTTGGAGGTCGAATTCGAGAAGAACCGCAAGGAGATGCAACGCCTTGCCGACGAAAACAGACGTGCCGGCAACCGCTACGGCGAATTATTGAATGCGAATCACGACATCAACAACCGGATCCTCACATTGCTCGCTGAGCGTTGGGAATCGGAAGAGACGACCGATTGACGAAACGAGAGACGGACCCCGCCGAGAAATATTCCTCGGCGGGGTAAAACCCGAAACCGGAAAACACATAAAGAGATGAAAACGATGAATGCAAAGGTAGGCGACAAGATTCGCATTATCCATCTTCGCGACGAGGATAGCCGTTACGACGGCAAGGAGGGAACGATCGAGTTCATCGACTCGCTTGGGCAACTGCACGGCACGTGGGGAGGCTTGGCAGTCATTCCCGAAGTCGATCGGTTCGTAATTATCGAGAAAACGGAATAATCGCCGGCAACGATAATGCTCGGTTCCGCCATCTTTTTATAGCATCTAATCTATTGAAAATAAATACGATAATAGTCGCCGAACAACTTGCGTGTTCCGAATAACGATGTTATGTTTGCAGTACGATAAACAACTAAAAAAGAGTGAATTATGAGAACGAACATCGAACGGTTTTTAGAGAGATTCCCGAAGAATGCCACGAATTGGGCGCAGGCGACGGACGAGGTGCGCGATATGGCTCACAAGGCTCGCGAATTGTTGGAAGAGTACGAAGGCGTAATCGTCGAACCGGTAAATTTCCGGGCTATCGAGACCCCGGCCGAGTGGAATACCGAAGGTCGCGAGTTCATCCTGACAAATTTCGATCGCATGGCGGATAGGACCAAAGAGCGCTTCTACGACTACTTCCGCGAGTGGTTCGAAAGCAAAAAAGAATAGACCGACGCACGGATGCTCCCCGCAGCTTGAACGGGGAGCATCCGTCCTAACCCCGGAGCAGGGTTGCACACGTCTCTTTCGATAGGAAATCTATCGTGCTCCATCAGTTGTTTATTGCAGCCGGAGCCGCACATGGTGCGGCTCCGGCAATCTTTATCAGTCGATTTTCTCGGTATACGTACATTGCGGATAATTGCAACATCCGTAAAACGCACCATATGGTCCGTTTTTAATTTCCAGAATTCCACCGCATTCCGGACATGGTTTTATTTCATTGCGTTCTCTCAACTCCCTTATCTTCATCTCCCGCGCGATTCGTTCCTCTTCCCGTTTTTGCTCTTTTTCGTGATCCTCTTCCGCCTTGCGATATTTCGCATCCTCTATACAGTGGAAACATTTATATCCGAGGTCTATGGGTGTATATGGAGATTCTACATATTCGTGTAGGTAAAAGTCTCCTATAAACGCATTGCAGGTGTTACAAACATTTGCCAAGTAGGAATCTTCCACGGTTTGACTATATCGCTCTTTGATGGTTACACCATGCTTGGCGGCTAATCGCAACTCGTTTTTATTAAAATCAGTCGGGCCAAGATAGGAATATGCGCATCCATCGATAAGTGCCATTTTCATCTTATTTCCGCATTTCCAACAATAGGTATCGACGATCCGCATACGTGCCGTATTCTTGCGTTTGCCGCATATCTCACAAACGGGAGACAGACAGAATGCAACTTTTGTCGGATGCTGGAGCCGTTCTTCCAAATGATCTATATCATCAAAAGATTGCAGATCAATCTGAATAAGAATGATCTCGTTATCTTTATAGTATTTCACGGCATAATCTTCCGGCTTGTGCTTTACAACGACTTCGATAACGGCTTTTACCATATTATCTGCCGTAAGCAAAGCGATATCCGGCTGGCAATCAGGCAATCGATATTCGACCTTTACGGATGCGACGCCGGTTAATAAATTATATTGATGTATCTCGTCGCATTCGTCACATCCCCATGAAATATCGAATGATTGACCGGTTTCTATTTTGCGCTCCAAAAAAGCAGCGGCCATTCTTTTGAACTGATTATGAAGTACTGTCTCCGGATGACAATTACTATCTTTTCGGTGGGAAAAATGAGACCTGCGATAATATTTCTGTCCCGGCGGAATTTTGCTAACCTTAAGCATCAACTCTTCGCCACATTCGATGCAAAAATACCGCTGTCCCTTACAAGCATTTTTTACTGAAATAAGATTGTTGTCTATATCCTGTGCATATGTAATAGATAGATCTTTCATAGTGGCAAAGTTATATTTGGTTCTATAAAGATACCATTTATCTATAAATCATATATTATTTTGTTCGGAAAAAGTTAAATTTGTAAAAAAAATTCATGAAAGCCTATACCTATATCGAACACGGGCGGTTCGGACTGCTCGACAAGCCGAAACCCGCCTTGCAGGACCCTCGCGACGCCATCGTGCGCGTGACGCTCGCGAGCATCTGCACCAGCGATCTGCATATCAAGCACGGCAGCGTGCCGCGCGCCGTCAAGGGCATCACCGTCGGCCACGAGATGGTCGGCATTGTCGAGGCGGTCGGGTCGGAGGTGCGCAGTGTAAAGGTCGGCGACCGCGTGACGGTCAATGTCGAGACCTTCTGCGGCGAATGCTTCTTCTGCAAGCGCGGCTACGTGAACAACTGCACCGATCCCGACGGAGGTTGGGCGCTGGGCTGCCGCATCGACGGCGGGCAGGCGGAGTATGTCCGCGTGCCGCATGCCGATCAAGGGGTGAACCGTATTCCCGATACGGTGAGCGACGAGCAGGCATTGTTCGTCGGCGATATTCTGGCTACGGGTTATTGGGCGGCGAAGATTTCGGAGATTGCGCCCGACGACACGGTCTTGATTATCGGAGCCGGACCGACGGGTATCTGCACGCTGCTTTGCGCGAGGTTGAAACACCCGAAGCGAATCATCGTCTGCGAACAGTCGCCCGAACGGCGGCGATTCGTGCGGGAGCACTATCCCGAGGTGCAGACGGTCGCACCGGAGGCGTGCCGCGAGGCAGTCCTTGCAAACAGCGACCGCGGCGGCGCCGACGTCGTGCTGGAGGTGGCCGGAGCGGAGGATACATTCCGCCTGGCATGGGAGTGCGCCCGCCCCAATGCGACGGTTACCGTCGTGGCGCTCTACGACCGGCCGCAGATGCTGCCGCTGCCCGACATGTACGGCAAAAACCTCACCTTCAAGACGGGCGGCGTGGATGGCTGCGACTGCGCCGAGATTCTCCGTTTGATCGAGGCGGGCGAAATCGACACCACACCGCTCATCACGCACCGCTATCCGCTCGGACGCATCGCCGAGGCATACGACCTCTTCGAAAACCGCCGCGACGGAGCGATCAAGGTGGCGATCGATTGTACCGAATAAAAAAGGCTGTATTATGTATCCGCATGATAACATTTTCAAGATATACTATCGAATAGGTCGGGCATTGCCGTTCGAAGTAAGACGATTTCCCGATGGGCGAGTTTCCGACTGGTATCGGAACCAATCGGTCGTCGTAACGAAGATCGCCCCGAAAGGCGAATACGGTCATGCTTGGGGATATTACCTGCGCAACGGACAACGAGAAAATGCGTATTGGTGCAAGAAAAGCGATGCGGAGCCTCGTTCGATTCCTTGTTGCGGGTGCGGCGGATGGGTTCTCGTAAATGTAATAGGCGAACCGACTGCCACACCGGATATCGACATCGAACAGGCATCGGAGCATAAGCCCAATGACAAATTAGGACCTTCCGACACGATGCGATTCGGCAAGCATAAAGGGAAAACGCTGGCAGAGGTCAAGGCTGAAGATGAACAATATCTTCGGTGGGCAGAGACCAGTGTAAGCGGTTTCTGTGTAGACTGGGAAAGTTTCGAGCAATAGCATTTACGTCAACGTCCATCCCTTGTCTGTCGCGATCGCTTTTTGGGTAGCATTCAGTTTCGCGAGGTTCTTCGCTCCGATATTGCAGGTTTTGCCATTACCTGTGTCGGATAGCGCGTTCAACAGGAATACCAAACTCTCTACCGTGAGTTTCGGACAACCGTTCACGGCGATGTCCACATCGACGGGTCCGTCGATGATTACCGTTTCGAGTGCGGAGCAGGAGACGAACGTCGTGTCGATCTTCGATGTTACCTTGCTGAAGTCAAGTCTTCCGCCGATTTTACGCAGGCTCTTGCAACCGTGGAACATCTCCGAAGCGGAGGTAATGCGCGAGGTGTCCAGCCCGCCGATCTCCTGCAAGTTCGTACAACCGTAGAAGGCATACATCATATTCGCGACGTTCGAGGTGTCGAGCGTCGGCACGCGCTCCAGCGCCGTACAGCCGTAGCACATCTGATATATCGAATCGAACGACGCCATGTCGAGTTCCGGAAATACCGACATCGTCGTATTGCCACGAAAGAGTTGGTAGCCGTTGCGGATCTGATTCATTCCGCTGGTGCTGTCCACCAATGCGACTTTATCGACGAGCGATGCCAACGTCTCTTCGTCGGTTGTCGCCACGCCTTTGTCGCGGAGCGTCCCGGCAAGGTGCTGCCGCAGCGCATCGAGCCGCAAAACGAGTGAAGCAAAGTCTGCCATACGCTATCCGATAATATGGTTCAGTGCCTCCTCGATACCGGTCAGCCCGAGCGAGGCGGTCATCGCATCGACCAACGTCGCATAAGTCACGGCAGCACCCGTACCGTTGCGGTCGATTTCGATAAGGTCGGTGGCAGTCAAAGTCGTCACCTTAGGGAGTTGAGAGAGCGTGATCGTATCGGTATCCGATCCGGTTGCAGGCCGTCCTATAATCGACCCTGTTTGTTCTATTGCCATAATTCTATTCTTCGTAAATCTTGAATTCGGACATCATCTGATAAGTTACGTGCCACATGCATTTGGCGGAGGAATAGGGCGACGGCACAGCCAACAGTTGCAGCAGTCCTCCGTAAGTTTCGATACGAGGAACCGGCAGATAGCCCATCCCGTAGGTATCCTTCTTCAATGTCGTCACGATGCCCGACTGCGTGTCGTCCGCCGCAAGTACCAGACTGGGCGATGAACGGGTGCGGATCGGACAGTCGTAGAGGTTCACCACGCTGCCGATATACTCGGCCGATACGGGCAGGTTCAGCCAGACGATGAAACTGCCGAAATCCGCGCCGTTGGCGATCAGGTTGAAGTTGCGGTTTAGCGTATATTTGCGGGTCGAGGCGTTGTAGTCCGTGCCTTCGTCCGTGAAATATTTGAACTGCACTTTCGAATATCCGCTGAAGATGCCGCTCGCCATTTCGACGTGTCCGTCTTCGTAGATGCGTGTGGCAGCCGTCGCGGCGTTCTCGATACCGTCCGCGCCGGCGAAGAACATCAACTTACCGTGCTTCGATGCCGGAGCGCCTTTCAATGCGCAGCCCGCCATACCCGCTACGACCTTCTTGTCCGTATCGTCTTTTACACCGACGAACCCCGACAGCACCACGCCGCTTCCGGCATCGATTTCCGTCGAGATATCCTGAAAGTTCTCGCACAGATACTCCAGATCGCTGTTGCCGCTTTTCGCCACTTCGTCCAAAAGCGCTCCGATCGTCCGGCGGGCCGTGTAGTAAGCCTCTATGTCGGCGAAATCATCCCCGATCGGAATGAACTCCGGTTCCGGCTGCGTGTATTTCCCGATGGCGGCGACGGCCCGCTGATAGGCATCTTCGTAGGGCATCCACTCATCGGCGAGCAACCGGACGACGCGCCGCTTGCCGTGTACCATAAGTACCTTCCCGTTCGCGCTGCGGTAACGAAACACAGAGAGCAGCCGCAGGGCATTGGCGCGAAGTTGTTCGTACTCGGTTCGGATATCTTGCAAGCGCTCTTTCAGGAACGACTTCTCCACGGGTGAGACGTATTCGTCGGAGTTGATACGGCCAAGCGTTTCCAACGTCGAGGAGATCGTCTGCATCAACTCGTCGAAATCCGTTCCGGCATCGGGCTTCGCGGGATCTATGCGACCGAAGCGCAGGATGCCGTTGCGGAAACTTACGCCATAACCCGTCGTGCGATTGAAGAGCTGCATATCGCCCGTAGCGGAGTCGAACCACGAGTCGCCCGACTTGTCCGAGAGGAACCCTGTGAGATAGATGTTTTTCAGGTAGGCCGAATAACCGGTCATATCCAGACCGTGCGCCTTGAGATTCGACAAGTCGCCGAACTGCGCTGCGATATTCTCCGTACGGATCGTCCAGTCGTCCATACCCGTGAGGAAGCGCAGGTAGGTGCGGGTTTCGTAGCGGGAGGTCCGGCGCTCCTTGTCGGTCGTATTGCCGAATGCCACGAACTGCATTGCCGCCTGCGGGTGGTAGGGATACCCCTCGCGCAGTTCGTACCGCCATTCGGCGTAGGTATCGCGGTCGAGGCACTCGGTAAGGCGGAAGTAGCAGGTCGTAAAACCTGCATAGGTACGGTTGCCGAACGAGTCGTCCGAGTCGACGGTATTGCCGCTCGGTGCGTCCATTGCGGAGTTCAGGAAGATGCCCATACAGAGATCGTTCTCGCGTAGGGTGCTTATTTCACCATCTTCCAACTTGACGACCAATGTCCGGTTCTCCGGCGAGACGAGCTCGACGATGCCTCCGCCCGGAGCGGACCACCGATCGCCGACGACCGTTTCGATGCGGTTGTAGCGGTATTCGGGAACCTCCAAGAACTCCTCCAAATGAAGCCGTCGCAGGTACGTATCGCCCATAACCGACAAGTCGCCCGAGATCGTACCGCCTTTCTTGTCCAACTTTTTGTCGAGTTCGCCCGACAGCCCCGTGATGTCGGAGACGACGTGCGTATGCCTCTTCGGAGCCATCACGCCTTTGATCTCCTTGCCGGAAACCTTCATCGATGCGGCGGCTGTCGGGACGTCGACGATGAATTCGAATGCGTCGAACTCCGCCAACTGTCCAGAAGCGCTCGCGAGGTCTTTGATGCGAACTTCGTCCATAACGACGTGAAAATAACGCTTCGCCGAACCTTTTTCGGGATACAAAGTCCCTAATTCCGAAGAATGACTTATCTTTGTAGTTGCATTCCGCATCTGTCGGAGTGCGACATATTATCCGACTTGACTCTGGAGAAAACTGGTAATTTTTAACAAAGGGTTGAGCACACCGTATTCTCGCATCGAACGGCTCTCGCCGTAAGGTTCGGGATATGGTTATATCCCTGCTTTACGGCGTGGGCTATACGTGCTTATCCTTTGTGGGTATACCAGTACCTCTCCAGTATAAGCGGCAGTAGGCCCACGTTCTTTTTTGCCCGGCGGACAGACGCGATCCTATCTGCTATTTCGATGATTATGAAAGCAACGAATCGAATACCGGATCGCCGTGTCGTGCGACCGTTGACCGCACGGATATTGCGGCCGTTTCTGGTGGCGTCGGAACGCTCGCATCACCATATTTATGCGCTGTGGGAACACGCATCGGTCCTGTCATTTTCGATAAAAAATGCAGACGGCGAGTATTTGTCTTTGCGGGAGTTTCTCGGCAGGGGCGATGCGGTTGCGCCCGACGATCCGCTCGTCGTCATCTTCCACGAGGTGCATATCGAGACCGTAGAAGAATTGACCGCTGAATATATCGAACGCATTTACGAATCGTTTCTTTATCACCATTGCGAGTTGGGATTGCGCCGCAACGCCCCGCTCCGTTTGACCCCGGAATCGATACGACGATACGGCTTGACCGAAGCGGACGCCGTCCTTGTCGGCGAACATCTCGAAGTCCTGAACGAGATGATCCGTCGGAAGCTCCAGCAGCGATACGATGAACTCAAAGCCTTGGATTGTATTCGGAAGTAGTTATTAACCCTCGCTATTTTTGCAAAAAATCGCAAGATTAAGAGTTATTTCGTTGTATTTTTACACAAAAAAGAAAATATGAATAAAATAACTCTTATCACACGTCAAAGAATCGCAGATGCGATAGCATTGGAAAAGATCATATTAGGAGGGCGATTTGATTATGCCGATTTTCTCATTCGGTTGTACGATTTGAATAATTTACCGTCTACGGATCGTCGATATAAAACCGCATATGGAGATATAAGTTGTCATTCTCGTTTTGGCGATTATGAACCGGGGTGGATGTTTACGGATTCCCGATTCAATTTGATGCGCTGTTCTGATGCTGATTTCATTCGTTTCCTTCGCGAAACCATACATCCATCCGTATGCACAGACAGTGAGGAATTAGAGAGGTTAAGACAATTATACGATAAATATTTATCGAACGATGGATTCGAATCATTTGTTGAAGATGTTATATCGAGGATACCTATATATTCATTTCGAGAGAAAGAATTAAATCTCGATTTAGAAGAGAAAAAAGAAAAAATCAAAATTTATTTGAATACCGAATATGTAAATGCAAAAATTAAAACAATGGTTGACGCTGTTCATACCAACACCGATTTGGCATTGGGTACAGCGAAAGAGCTAATCGAAATAACTTGTAAATCTATTCTAAAAGAGAAATCTATCGATATTGATCCGAATTGGGATTTATCAAAATTGTTCAAAGAAACGATTAAAGGTCTTTCTTTTATTGACCTTCAAGAAATAGATAATCCCGAGTTGGCCGCAAGATCCGTAAAACAATTGTTGAGCGGTTGCAATACGATTATTCAAGGAGTGGCGGAATTGAGGAATGCATATGGGACGGGACATGGCAAAGAGCAAGACTTTAAATATTTTCCGCCTAAATATGCAGAATTTGTAGTAGGAATAGTTTCTAATATAGTCATATTCATTCTACAAATAAATGGTGAGAATACAGAGATCGCAGAATGATATCTAACCTCCCAACACCTCCGACTTGAAGTTCTCCTTTCCGAGAACATACACCAAATCCCGACCCTTGGCAGTCAATTGACCGCCGAGGGTTATTCGTAGGTTCTGTGCGCTGCCGCCCGTCGGGAGCATCGCCTGCAACTTCGACAGCGGTGCGATGACTTCGGGATCCGTGCCTGCATTGGGATTGTCGCCGACCATCGCATAGGTCGGGCCGTATGCCAACCCTCCGTTGGCCAATGCCGGCACGCTCTTCTCCGCATTTTTGTTGATGAGTGCCGTCATCACGGCTGCCGCTGCAACCATTGCTGCACCGATGGCGATCGCCGCCCACGGGTTGGCGAGGACGGATTTCAGCGCCGACTTGAAGGCGATGATCATTACGCCGAACTCGATGAGTTGCGAGCCGATATTTTTCAAAAAGGAGGCGAACTGCGTCAGGATCGCTTTCATCAGCCCTCCGAATCCCAAATCGCCGGCAATGATCTGCCCGATAGCCTCCGCCGCTGCGACGATGCTGTCGGTCATAAACTTCGACATCTGCTGATCGAAGCGCGTCATCACCTCCGCAATCGTGGCGTGGACATGCTCCAATGCCGCCGAGAACGACCAACCCTTCGCCATCAGTGCCGTCGTGTAGTTCTCGACCATCGAGACCGTGTCGGCGATGTGCTCCTGCAAGTATGCGCTGTTATCGTCCGCCCAGCCGTACAATCCTTCGCGCACCGCACCGAATATCGCCTGCATCTGCTGCGCATATTGCGATGTTACGGGTTTCAGATCGCCCATCTTGAGTTTCGGCGCCGGCAGTTCCAACTCGAATCCTTCGGGCAGAATGCCGTCCATCTTGACGACTGGTTTCAGGTCTTCGGGCTTGATATTCTTGATGCGCTCCAACTCTTTTTGCAGCTTCCCGATCTCGGCGTTCGCCGCGGCGATATCCTCGACGGTCGATTCGGGCAGCAGTTTCTTCTTTTCGAGGACCTCGATCCGCGCCTGCAATTTACCGATGATGCCCGTGCTTTGTTCCGTCTGCACATTGGTTCCGGCGATGGACTTCATCAGCTCCTCGGTTTGCTTGCGAGCTTCGTCCGTTACCTTGTCCAGTTCGGCCTGCGCTTCGGCCGCTTTCTTCTCCGTTTCGCGTTTCTTTTCGATAGCTGCCGTCAGCAGGTCGTACTCCTTGCGCAGGGGTGCGAGTTTCGATTCGTCGGGTACTTTCTGCAAGGTAAAACCGGCGACCAATCCACCGAAATTCGGAACCATCCGTGTCTTGGTCGTCGTGGCGATGATCTCTTTCTGCTCGGCGATATTTTCCTGCAACTTGCGTTCGAGTTCGTCGAGCGATTCGGTTTCGGCCATCTCGTCGATCATCTTCTGCTTTTGGATACGGGCGTAGGCGAATGCCGCACCGAGCGCGAGGACCGCCGCCATAATCAATCCGACGGGCGACAGCAATGCCGTAAATCCCGCCGCCAGCATCGGCAGCACCTTGATCACGGCGCCGATTCCGAGCGAAAGGGGGCCGACCGCTGCGACCAGCCCCGCCACGACGACGATCGTCTGCATCATCGCCGGCGACATCGATTGCAACATCTGCACGACCGTCGAGAGCGCACCCGCTATCTTCGTTGCGAAAGGCATGATGGCCGCCCCGATCCATTCGAGGAAGTCGCCCCACGCATTCTTGAGTTGCTGCACGGCTCCGAGTCCCGTCCGTGCGGCGGCTTCGGCCTGCCCGCCGAACTTGCGCTCCAACTCGTCGAGGATCATCGCCTGCGCTTTGGCTATGTCGCCCGTCTCGGCGAGCTTCTTGATTACCTCCGTCTGCTCCTTGGAAAAAGCGATGCCGGCACGCGACAGCGACGAGAGCTTCGTCGCAGGATCGGAGAGCGCTTTGCCCAACTGCAACGACGCCGAACCCAAATCCATCTCCAACGCCGTGGCGAGGTCCAATGCCAACGCCTGCGTGCGCTTGAAGTTCTCGCCCGTGATATTGGTGAAAGCCAACAGGCGGGCGGTGGATTTGTCGAGGATCGTTTCGTCGCCAAAGAGCGTCTTGCCCTGCAACTCCGAAGCGTAGTCGACCAACTGCCGGAAGTTGTAACCGACAGCCCGATTCGTAACCTTGAGCGCCTGCTGCACCTTCGTCTCGGCTTTGGCCTGTACATCGGCCAAGTGCAGCGACACGCCGCCCAATGCCGCAAGGGGTGCGGTGAGCTTCAGCGACAGCGACTTGCCGACGGAGGTCAACTTCTTTTCGAGCGAGCCGAGCCCTTTCTCGACCTGCTGCGCCTTCTGCTGGAACTCATACGAGTCGGCTCCGATCTTTATAAGCAAGTCGGCGATTCTCCGGGACATGACTGTTTAGGGTTTGTGTTGCAGATAGAGCGTCCAGCCTGCCTCGACGTCCGATAGTACCGCCGGTCGCCCGTTCTCCACCCGCGACATAGCCGCCACGATAGGAATCATCGTCTCGCCCGCCTGCGTATCGACCGGCTCGTCGGTGCCGATGCCCGACCACTCGGCCACGCAACGGATATAGTTTTCGGTATGGTTCTCGATGGGCGGAGCGTAGCGCGAGATCATCTGCCGGATTGTCCGGTAACCCTTGCGGGAGTAGGAGTCCAGCAGCACGAACATCGCGCGATAGCCCCACGCCATCGTCTCGAACTGCTTGAATGCGGCATCGCGCGAGGGTGCAACTTCGCCCAGATACTTCGTTGCCGATCGGCGGATATTGCCGGGATTACGATTGTTCAGTCCTCTGCTCATCGCTTTATGATTTTCGATTATTCTCGTCGTTCTCTTTGCGCTTGCGTTCCAACTCGGCTCTTTTGAGCAAGACCGGGCAATGTTCGGGCGGCGTTTCGCACTTGTATGCCTGCCGGATGACGATGCGGCTGCGGTCGATCTCCACATCCTTGTGCTCGATGATGATTTCGAGCTTGCCGACCTTCTCTTCGAGTTTCTCCACACGCCCGTCCAGCCGCGTGATCTGCTCGGACTGGATCGCCACGATCTTCTCCGTGTTTGCTAATTCGGCGGAGTCGGCGGCCGCGTTCTCCTTGCGCTTCTTCGCGTTGAAAAAGAGGATCGTTCCCGCCAAACCGCTGGCGAGAATGAAGTTCAGAATGATGGATAGTGTTTCCATAGTTTCGCAC